TATACCATATTATAGCATTATTCTTTTAAAAGGTACATATAAAATAAGTCTTTTTCAGAAAGTTTTCTGAGTTGTTCCAAAGTATGTCCTCTATTTAAGTAGTGAGCGACTGTACTTAATTTCCAGTCGCTCTCAATTAGTTTTTTGTTTCTTCAGCTAAGCTAACCAAATCTCTATCCCCATACCCAGAAGCGATTAAAATAAAATCTGCTAGTTTATATACAGTGGGGTCTTTTAAAACTTTTTCTACAACTTGAGTTGGTTTGGATCTACATCCTAGATTATCTATTAGTTTATCATCTCTAAAAATAGGACAAGAATTATAGATAACTTCTAAATCCTTGTCTTTCTCTTTAGATAAAATCAAGTCTAAATAATCTTCTTTATTTAGCAGCTCACACTCAATCTCTCCATTAAGTTCTTTTATATGAATTTTAACTTTTTTTCTTTCCTCATTATTTATTTTTTTACTATTTTCAAGTAGCATTTCAGCAGTAACTAACATCTAAACCTCCTATTTTATATCATTTTCATAAGCTAAATCTTCAGGAGTAAATCCAAATGGATACTCTTCTTCTACAATTTCTCCTCTTGAAATGTTTATTAAGTCTATTGAGTTAAACCAAACATTATCCAAAGAGATTCTTTCTTCTTGTTTTCCTGGTGTGTCTGGGTCAGCTAGATTAGTTACTATTCTAACTCTAACATCATTCCCTTTTACCAATTTTTCAAGTATCTTTTTTCCTCTTGAGTATACTTTTTCAAGAGTAACACTACCTTCACCTTTTAAAGCTACAATCTTACTATCAACAGATAAGCCTAATTGTACATCTTTTCTATCTGCTGTTACTTTTGCATTTACTTTTGTAAATTCAGCTATTTTTTCATTATCTATCCAAAGAGTACCATGAGCTCCAGCGATGGTATGATAACCTCTTATATTTGTATCTGCCATTTTTACCTCCTATTACATTTTAATGATTAAGCTAAGATTTGCCATAGTATCAGAAAATTTGACATCTCCATTCAAGAATACATCATCCCCAGATGGATATTTTAAGATTTCCATTTCTGTCAATTCATCTGGGTCTTTCCCATCTAATATAACTAATCTTTTTTGTGCTTCATAGTCTATTTCTATCTTATTGTTGTAATCGCCATTTAAGACATTTGGAGCCATTTCTTTAAAATAAACCTTAGTAACGTTAGAACAAAAGTTCATCTTATTATTATAGTCACATATATAAATACCTAGCCAGTAATTTCTAAATGTATTTTTAATGTCATCAGTTACAAATCCCATTCCTTCAACTACTTTTATTTTTCTAGTATCTTTTTTCCAAATGCTATCAAAAGTAGTTTTTGAATTTACTCCATAGTTTACTCTAACTTTTTCATCATCCATATAAAGAGAAAATTTACCTAACTTAGGCTCAAAGTATTCAACTTCTGTTAAATCACTCATAACTTTATTGTCAGCAGATCTATTAATTGGCATTCCAGCGATAAGTCCTGCAATCGCTACTGTGTATTCTTGAGCCGTAAAATCTCCATAAATAGATTTATATGTTCCTGGATTAGCAAGTTCTACAATAGCAACATGATCTGTATTATTTGCAAAGCTAGATACATATTTTACATTTTTACCAATAGCTCCATCAGTTCCAAAAACTTGCTTAACCCAAGTTACTAACTTTTGATCATCTGCTTGTTCTGCTGCAGGATAAGCTAACCAGTGCATTTTTCTTTGTTCAAATTCACCTAAAGCATCATCTAAGTTTTCACCTGTTTGCAGTACTCTTACCAATACTTTATTAGCTCCATAGTGCATTGCCAATTTAATGTATTTAACATTCTTAGCATCCCACTCTTTATCCTTCAAATCAGCTATAGTTTTTAATGTAACCCATTTTGTAGTTTTTTTACTATCTTTTAAAATTAAACAAGCAATTCCTCTAGCACTTCTTTGTATAGCTGTTCTAGCTAAAGTTTCAAATGCGACCTTTAAATCAGGGAATGGCTTTATTTGTCCTACTTCATTTCCCATTAATTGCTACCTCCTTCTTTAAATCTTAATTTCAAATCTTTCATAAGTTCATAATCATAAGGTTTTCCATATAAGTCATATAGACTTAATGTAAATACATAGTGTCCAACTCTATCTACAATTTTTATATCAGTATTTCTTAGAGTTAAAAATCTATTAAGCACATGTAAAACCTTTTTACCCTCTATTTCCAAAGCATTATCCAAATTTTCCAAATTCTCTAATATTTCAGCATTAGTAAGCTTCCCATTAGTTTTTGGGAAATAGATAACATCAATATCTATAGTTTTTAGTTCTCTATACTCAGAATTGAATTCTTTTTTATAACTAACTAAATCTATATAAAAACAAGGTTTTTTGACATTGTCTATATCCTCACTGTATGGGTTTACTTTTAATTTTTCAGAAATAATCTTATTTAATGCATTCCTTATATCCGCCCATTTCATTTTTTTATCAATCCTCCATAAAAATTTTTTAAATCTTTATAGAATTTAATTTGTCTCATAGCTACTGCTGTTCTAAGCATAAATCTACCTCTGACAAATTTAGTTTTGTTTCTTCCTGTTCTATGCCCATATTCAACATGGTGTGCATATGATGTCATAGAAAATACTATTTGAGAGAATGCTTTTCCAGTTAATCTTTTTCCATTTTCTCTTTGCCAGCTATTTTTTAAGGTCCCAGTATCAACAGGTGTTAATTCTTTAACATCTTTTTTTAAATTCTCAGCTTGTAGCATCAAAAATCTTTCAGTAGATTTTGGAGCTTTTGTCTTTATTTCATTAAGAATTTTGTCAAATTCTTTAAACCCTTTAAACCCTTTAAGCTCCATAATCTACCTCATTTTCAGAAACTTCTATTAGAACTATTTCCTTGTGTTTTATGATGTTGTATGCCAAAGGTTTTGAAGCCTTGAACATATAAATAGCTCCATCAGCTTTTCTTATAACTTTTAGTAAGTCATTCTGTTTTATATCTACATCTAAACCTACAAAGAGTTTATATTCTTGTGAACTGCTGTTGACTGGTCCTGGTATTACACTTCTTAGCCATTTCTGTGAAAGCCTGCAAGGAACATCTTTTAATATTTCTCTTAGTTCTTCAAAAGCACCACCATATTCATCTGTAATAGTAACAGAACGAATAACTGTAACTCTATCACTATGTAATTTATCTAAAATACTCATACAGTACCAACCTTTCTAAACCTAAATAATTGGCTTTTTAAAGATAAAAACATTTCATCAGTTGTGTTATTAGATATGTTGTATTCTATTGTTGTGTCTCCTTCAGTAACTTTGGAAATATTACCTTGTAAGTTTGTTTCTTCAATGGTTTTTAAAGCCAAATGCTCTGCAAATGGTTCTATAAGTTCAACTGGAAAATCATCTCTGTTCATAAAGTTTAGAGATTTTCTAACCAAAATAGTTACTTGAATTTTCAATCTAGCTTCATTGCTAATATTTGTTAATCCCTTCACTTTTTCAATTATTTTATTGTAAAGTTCTTCCATCTTTAACCTCCCAATATGAAAAAAGCAGGAGTTTTTATTCTCCTGCCTCTGTCACTAGGTCATTATTTCTTAATATTTCTATTTCATTTTCATCAGATGTTGAGTAAATTCCATCTTTGAATTGAATAGAAGTTCCAGCTATTATTAAGTTTTTATAACTAGAATGAAAAGTTGTTTCTTCTTTTTCTTCTACTATCTCATTTACTCCATTTAATTCCTCAATTACTTCTTTATTTTGCTTTTGGTTATCTTTTGCCATTACAACCTCCTATTATATTTTTACATTTTTAACATGTACTTGGAATGGTAATTTTTTTATTTTGTGTGCATACTCTCCATGAAAAAAGTAAGTATCTGCTAAACGTGTTTTTGCAGCTAATTCTTCTTTTATTGGATATAATTGTTCTAAACTCACTTCATTCAAGTTGATTAACAAAAATTCATTTGCCGCTAAAGACATAGCTGGGAATACTGATACAATACCAGCATTTGTAACTATTTCTGTTATTTTAGATCCTGTTACTTTTTCTGTTATATCTGTTCTAGCAAAATCTTTATTCATTTTATTAATTTGAACTCCAATAGCCCAAGGTACACAAACAAAATATTTTCTTGATTGTAAATCAGCAGCTCCAGGATTTCCTTTATCAACTATTGCTTTTACAGCTGTAGTCAACAAATCTATTGAGAAAGGTTGATTTCCAGCATCTAAAACTATTCCATGTTCTTTAATTAAAGATTTGATTCCTGCAGAGTGTCTTATATCTCCATTAATATATTTAATTCCATTTAAAAGTTTATTTTCCATAGTTCCTAATAATTCATCTTTTTTCTTTTGAGATTCTATTTCTCTTGCACTTAATCCACCTTGTCCTTGTGGGTTTATATGTTTCATAGTTTCAGTAACATCATATGTATCATAGATAATACCTGTATTGTTTGTTATATGCTTAGATAATCTAACAGTTGAAGGTTTTAATTCTCCTCCTTCTTCCATCTCAATCCCTAAACTTTGAACTATTGTATTTGCTGCTATATTTCCAGCAGTAGATGTTGTACCAGCATATCCTCTTATAACATCAGCTTTATTATCAGTTTTAACTTTAGTTATTTTAACTATTTCATCATCAATCGATAATAAAGCATCTTTAACTAATACATCAGCATCAACTACTTGAATTTCAGTTGCTCCAGTATTTAAAGCGACTTTTAAAGTTGAGTTTGTTTTTCTTTCATATGTATCAACCCATTCAATAGTAGTTGATGTAGCTGTCCCAATTCTTCCACCTCTCAAAATATGAGAAATTATTTGAGATGTGTTTGGATTTATCAATATTAATTCATCTGAAATATCATTTGAAATTGATTGACTTCCTGAACGAATTTTACTATCTGTTTGTGGTGCTGCAAATAATTGGATATTTAACCCATTAATTCCTAAAAGTGTTTTATAATGTTTCATTATTCATTACCTCCTGAATTTTCTAATTCTTGTTTTGCTCTTACATAGTTAGCTCTGTCTATATCAGAACCACTTTCAAAAGCTTTTTTCTTCAATTCTTCCAATTGAGCTTTTTTATAAGCTCCTCCATTACTTCCGCCATTCATCGCTCCTGGTACTCCATTAGCACCAAGAGATTTTACATATTCTCCCATTGTTTCAGCAAAACCTTTAACAGATGCTTCTATTTCTTCTTGTGTAACTCCACTAATTCTATCTAAAAATTTATCTGGCATTTTATATTTTGCTAACGTAGTTCTTTTGATTTCATCTGTCTTAATCTTTGTAAGTTCAGCATTCTTAGCATCCAAATCTTTTTGAATCTTATCAATTTCTTTTTTGTGCTTTTCTTCTGCAGTAAGATTAGCATTTTTAATTCTTTCTTCATAATCTTCAATAGATTCATTGTGCTGTCTTTCAAGTTCTTTTTTTGCTTTTTCAAACTTTTCATTTTCTCTTTTAAGTCTAGTTTCTATCATTTTATCGACTTCTTCTTGAGTAAATGTTTTTGGTTCTCCTGGTTCTGCAAATTGTTGAATATTAAATCCTTTTTCTAATAATGTTTCGTATTTTTTCATTTTATCCTCCTGTTTAAAGTCCTGTTTGACTATATTTTATCCAGGCGTTTTATGTCCTCCAGTACGACAATATTTATCTTTGTACCTCCTTTCTTTGCAATAAAAAAAGCACCTAGTTTTTAGCTAAGTGCTCTTGGTTTAATTATTTTATTTAGTTCTTTCTTTAAAAAAATCTTTCCAGTAAGGGTTTTCTTTATCAAAAATTTCTTTTTGTTCTGGTGTTAAGTTGTGTGGATAATCTGCAAATAAATTA